CCTGCGTCGCGGATCGCGCTTTCGTAATTACGGAGCGCGTCTCCGTTCTCCATAAGTAGGAGCAGACCCGATCTAGCTTGCTTAGTAAATCCAAGATTGTTTAGCGTCGCTAGCTTTTGCTGAACGCTCATTGTTCCGAGTGAGTCGTTGAACGAGTCCGCGATATCCGCGAAGTTTCTCATCTGCCCCGTTGAATCAAAGATCGAGATCCCGAGTTCCTCGAACTTTCCGGGTACGGCTTTCGCTCGATCCGATAGACCGAAGATCGTATTAGTTAGCTGAGTACCTGCAAGCTCGCCCTTGACACCCTGATCAGCGAAGACTGCTAGGGCTGCTGCGCCTTCCTCGACGTCTTTACCAACCGTCTTTAGGGCAGTACCCGCTTTAGTCGTAAGCGAGGTAGAGAACTGTTCGATCGTCGCGTTAGCGAGCTGAGAAGCTTTAGCAAGGGTATCGGATACCCTAACCATATTCTCCATATTGGCGACGGCGTCGTCGCGTATAACGAGTCCTAGGGCGGACTGAGCGTCGGTAAGAAGATCGGTAGCGGTAGCCATATCGAACATACCCGCTTGCGCGAACTGCGCGACGCTAGGCATAGCTGCGATCGAAGCTTCGGCATCTAGACCTGCGCTAGCTAGGAAGTAAAAAGATTCCGCTGCTTGCTCGGCGGAGAAGGTCGTATTCTTGGCAACCTCGCGAGCTGCGTCCGCCATATCGGTTTTCATTGTGTCCGATAGGTCGCCCATAATCGACTGAGACTTTACGAGGGCTGCGTCGAACTTAGCGAATTCTTTTATACCGACGGTAGCAATACCCGCGACGGCTGCGGTTGCGGTAGCTGCGATCCCTGTCGCGATCTTCCCAAACTTCTTTAGGGATCCTTCTGCCTTCTTGATTCCGGCAGCGTCGAACTTGGAGACTATCGGTAGATACGCGGGCATTAGCGGATCCTATTCTCTACGTTGAACTTAGTCATAACTCGTTCGATAACTCCTTGGGCAAGTATTACCATTTGGGGTTGCAAGCTTAGGAAGGTTCCGTAAGCAAAGTGTCCCGCCTTGTAATTCCAAGGCGATTCTTCTCGCGCCTTCTTGATCAAGTATCTACCCTGCGTAGTTACCTTATGCGATCTCTCGACGCTATCGATACGACGCTTATATTTTTTAGAGACGGGACGTACGGGCTTGCGCCTAGATCCCGCGTGCTCCGCGTAATCGAAACCTAGCTTCGTCTTATTGGTAAGGATCATAGTTACTAGAGGAGCCCAGCCTCGTTTCCTCGTAGACTTCGCCGGGGTAACTGCTACTCGCCCGCTAGGAGAAGCCCATTGGACTCGACCGTAATAGTTTTGGTTCATACCCTTGAACGGAGACTCGCTCGGTACTTTACTTACGACTCGATTAGTTAGGGGCTTCAGTGCGGTTCGCATATCCCTACGAAGCGCCGTAATCGCTTTAGGATCTAGCTCCTTCATATTCTTGATCAATTCCTCGACGGATCGCGAATCGATCTCGACGGTGACATTGGGTGAATACATCTAGCGCTCCTCGCTAATAGTCTACCTGAACGACGAAACCCGCCCCCTAGGGGACGGGCTTCATCTCTTACGCTTGCTAGTCGCTTTAGACTGTTGCTGCCCTCGGTGGACTAAGTATCTGCCTAGAGTCCATAACATTCTCGGTTCTAGTTCGAGTAGCTCGCGAGGACTGATCCCAGTTTCGCAGGCTATCCAAGCTACGTACCAATGCTGGGAGTCGTCGCCTAAGCCGATTATTTTTTTGTATCGTCCGCCGATACTCCCGAGACGGACTCGATCCATTTCTCGAACTCGTCCTTGATTGCTCCTGTGCGCTTCTCTACGCTCCACGCTATAAATAGCAAGTGCGTTAGCTTTACTTCCTTCTCCAAGCGAGCGATCGAAAGATCGAACTTGGTTTCGAAAGCAACGAGATCCGCTGCGATCGCAGTAACCGATTTCTCGGTTCCGTCGGCGTATTGAATTGTAAGGCTGATATTCATTGGCTGATTCCTTAGTTAGTTGTTAGGCGGTAGCCCTCGAGATTGCTCCTGATACCGGCCACGTAACTGACAGGGTAGCTAGGTCGCCGACAGATGAACTGAACGGAGAATAACTTGTAACAATCGCGGTTCCCGAATACGCCGGATTTGTTGCGGATACGGCGTCCGAGGTTGGGCTAATGGTGAACGCTACTGCGGATCCCAATAGAGGGAAAAGGGTAGCGTCTACGGAGGAGGCTCCGAAGTCTTGATGGAAATCTAGCGTAATGCTAGCGTCCTTAAGTCCCGCGATACGAGTACGGTAGTCCGCGCCAAACGCGGTCGTCTCTTGCTCGTCTGCGGAGATCTCTAGTGTTGCTGCCGCGATCGAGCTAGAGAAGTCAGTTCCCGAGATCTCGATAGCGAAGTCAGTAGCGACGAACTTGCTCAATTTGTATGCTCCTTAGTTTGCGTAAGCGGTGACGGTAAAGTCCGCCCCCAGATATGTTGCGTCATTCAGTTGTAGTTGTCCTATGTTATCTAGGCTAACGACCCGAACGTCGAACGCGGATCCGCCGAGAGTCTTGTCAGACTCGATAGCGGACTTTACGCTAGACGATCCAGTATTGTCACTATAAGCATTTAGCCTTCTCTGAGCTTCTCGCTCCGCGACCCGACCAACGATTACGGTAACAGTAAAAGTATACACCGCCAGTCCCTTGGCGAAAGATTGGTCGTACTCGATCGAGCGTAGGGCGACGACCGCAATCGGAGGGCTTGGGTTGTCGGGTAGCTCGGCTGCGGTACGAAGTCCCGAGATCGTCGCTAGGTTAGTTGCGATCCCGTCTCGAATATCGGTTAGCGCCATTAGGCGAATCTCATTTTCTTGAACGGGTGGATCAATGCCTCGACGTCGGGATCTAGAGATCCGACTCGAATAACGCCTAGATCTCCAAAGCCCGCAACGCCTAGGGGAGAATCGTTTCTCTTATAGATACGACTAGCGAGGATTACGGTTGCCTGAGTAATAGCCGTCGGGACGGAAGACCAACCCCAAACTCCTTTTACCTCGACCAAAGGCTCGCCGTTTTCTAGCGGGAATAGGTAAGTATCCCTAGCCCTTATCAGCGTATACGGGTGGGCGATTCCTCCCGAGATTCCGTTTAGAGGTTCGAGGACATAATCTCCCGACTGCCAAGTTACGGCGTAGTTGCCGTCGCCCTCGGGATCCGTCTTTAGGTGTTCGATCGAGATCAAGTCGTCGATCTCCGCAACGTAAGAATCCCGCGCTGCAAAGATCCGAGTCGCGGTTCCCGCGTTATAGAAGTTTCGCTCGCAGGCTTGATCGATCTCACGCGAGGCGGACTCGACGGCTAGCTCGAGTAGATCGTCGTCTACGCTATCCGTAATTCTTGCGCTCGCCTTTACCTGCGCCAGCGTACAGTACCCGTTAGTAATAGCCATAGGACTATTCTACTCTTTCACCCGACGCTTCACTTCGGTACTACTTACGCCCGCCGTATACGGGATATAAAGAAGCCCGATCCCTCGTTCGTCTAGCCAGTCTTGGGTGAATTGCATTTGGGCGTAGTAATCCTTCCTAGCCCAATCAGTACCGATCGCAATTATGTCGGGAGACTCGAGCGCGATCGTAGGCTTGCTGTCCGCTCCTGCGAAGTTGCGAACGACCTTATCGACGTACTTGCAACTCTGTAAGACTTCCCGTCTTTCGTCGTAGGTCATAATCGGAGGCTTGCCCTTGTAAGCCTTGATAAATTCGTCGGTGTTTAGCGCGACCGTTACCGATCCGATCTCCGCGCAATTCCTAAGAAACTTTACGTGTCCCGCGTGGAACAGATCGAACGTCCCGCCCGTATAAATCTTTAGTCCCAAGATTGCGCCCTCCTTCTTTTTAGATCCCAACCCCAAACGCTAAAGTCTTGATTCTTGATCTTGGCGTCTAAGGCTCGAGCGTTAGCGTGGAATGTTTTATTATTCTGACTACCGTATCCGCTATGCAAGGTCGCGCTATGTTCGTGATTGACAACCGCGCCTATAAAGTTGATCTCGACTCCCGCCTTACCTAAGCGACGCTCGAAATCGTTGTCGTCGTAATAGATCGGGTGAAAGTATTCGTCCCATAAACCCGCCTTAGCGATTGCGCCCTCGCCGGGGATAGCGC